TCTTCCTAGCGTTACATTCATTTTCGTGTTTTACAAAGGTTTATAGAAAAATGGCATTTTTTGGCAAAAAAGTGTACACAAGTTTACACTTAGTTTACACCTAGTGTAAACCCCCCAAAACCCCCTATACTCTCTAGATTCGCAGATTTTAGGCCGTTTTTTGCCCTAGGTTTACAAGTTTACACTTTTTTTTAGAATATATTTTTTTTGACTAGGTGAAAATTTATTTTTTTTCATTTTTGCCAAAAAGTGTTCAAAGTGTTCACTTATTGCGATTGGAGCCAATGGAGGCCGATTTTGGTTTACACTTAGGTGTACACTTAGTGTAAACTAGTGTACACCATCCTTCTTGGCTTTTCGAACCCAATGTGAGACTCTGTTGTAGTCTAAATTCAGCTCTTTTGCTATGTCGCAAGTCCTTCTGTTTTCCGCTACCATATTCTCTATTTGTCTTACTATTTTTATAGATAAGCCATGAACTCGCCTGTGGTCTGTGAGTTTTAGAATTTCACATAGATGATGGTATTTTACACCAGTCATATACATAATTTCTTTATATGGTAGACCTTTCTTATATAATTCAAGAACCTGATCCGCAGACTTGAGGTGAGAGCAAGTGTTCTTGGCTCTCTCGTTAGTCAACAGATACTCCTTGTATATATAATTATTTACTAGATGTTTACTAATATTTAGTATAGTAGCTATATTCTTATTCATTACTTTAAGTTTATATAGCCTAGCTATCTCGTCTTTCTGTTCTTGTGTTAGTGATGTCATACCGCCATTCCGTTTAAATACTCTCTACACTCCAATACCTTAGCCTTGGCCATCTCAATTACCTGGGGATCGTAGTCGATGTCAAACTCCTTGATACGGTACTTATCTTCCACATGAGAGTAGCTTACGGGCTCCTCGTAAGTCAAGAACTCTGGGGTGTCCTGAAGCGTGTAAACCAACTTAGCCTTTTTTAAGCCCGTAAGGTGCATGTAAACCTGAAGTTGATAGTAGTACCCCATGTCGGGCTGATCGTCAAACAGAGGGAAAGTAAAGCAGTCCCACGAGGTTTTAAAGTCATAGACTATACCCTCGTGAAAACAATCGGGAGTACCTGTGAAGAAATCATCCTCGAAGTGGTCAAGGTTCTTAATCATAAAGTCCTTGTTCATAGCTACCGAGTAAAACTCGATAGCCGTATCTTCTAGTGCTAATCCCTTCTGGATGTACTTACTTTTAATCTGCTTCTTTACTCCGTAAATCTGCTCCTTGTACCAATCCTCTAGGTAGCTCTTAGTTGTCTGAGACAAAGATTCTGTTTTACTCCGTGCGTTGGTCATCAATTGACCAAGGGCACTTGCTCTGCATTTAAAGTTCATGCTAATAATAGTTTTTCGTTTTGTGCTGTGAGAATATAAACCGACTTAATTTGCTCTAAGGTTACCTTGCCATTGGCTAGAGAATCCTTAGCACCGTTCCACTTCACATGAGATGGATTTAACTCCTCTTTTTTACCACCATGATCGTTTGTTGAATCAGGGTCTTTTGTATCGTCTATGAGGAAAAGCCCATTCAAAGCATACTTACGAGCATAGCTGGAACTACTACCAAAGGACTGTGCCACATCCATACCTTTTCTGTTGATGTCTATGCCTGCCTGGGCAGTAACTGCTCTGCCTTCCATGTCCTTCTGAATCGAAGCAGTAGCCTCTATGAAGACAATACCACCTACTTCTTTTACCTCGTCTTCAATAATCAAGGTACATTCATACTTTAATAGCAAAGGCTTTACCGCTTCTAGGATATCCTCTACGGATCGGTACTTGTACTTGCCAAATGCGTTAAACTGATTCTTTGGAGCTTTAAGCTCCGATTGGATTGCAATTAGTTCTTTCATCGTTTTAAGTGTTTATATTTTTCTAGTGTTTTCATTTCTGCGTATCGGTAACTAATCTCATCCCAATACATCTCGAAGGTTTTAAGAATCTCTATTTTTTCACTATGGGGTACTTCCCCAAAGTTCTCTAGTATCCATTCTTTGATTCTATCCTCTACCATCTTTGATCCAGTTAGTTGATACAAATAATACCCATTGATTGCCTAATCTTTTAGGAGGATACACCCATTCTTCAGGCCATACACCTGAGCGGATAATCTGGTGAACTCTAGTAGATTTTTCGGTAAAGCCCCGTAGTACACCGTACTCGGTGGCAGTCATCATTTCGTAAAGCATAGTCTTACATTGGCTTCTAACTGTTCAACAATAAAAGGATCAAGGATGGCACAGATAACCCGATAGTGGTCAGTAAACCGCTCGTTGAGGTCATCGTACAATTCTAAGGTGAGGGACTTACCATTACCGAAGTAAAGGTCTAGGACAATTCCTTCGTTGGTGAAGGATTCAAGCTCCAGGCTAAAGCCTGACTGCGTAAGGGTGAAGTGGTGATCTTTTAACATGATTGTGATTGTTTAGTGTGATGCTAAGGTACAAGAGTCTGCACAACAAATGCAAGAGAATTATTAAATTTATTTTTGTTTTACACTAAGGGTAATTTTCTGGGCTGAATGGTTTTGTTTTACACCATGGGTTTTGTTTTCCACTAACACCCCAGATAAATTTTGTTTTCCACCAGGGGGTCAACCTGGTTTTGTTTTACACTACGGTGCTTTTCATTCTGTTTTACACTAGGCCTATTTTTCCGCCATGTTTTACACTATGGGTCAAACCGCCATGTTTTACACTATGGGGTCGGGCGTGACCATTCCGTACCTATGTAGGTAGGAGGACTGCATGGCATGGCAAGCCCACAAAGTAGAAAGGCGGTAAGGGCTATTTTTAAGCCCGTAGCGGAACGATATATTTTTTTGAGTGGTGTTACATAGGCGAAAATTTGAAGGTCTTAAATGGGGTTAAAATAGGCTGAAATTAAGGCTGTATTTTCTGCAAATTATAGGGAATACAGTCTAGCCCGTATTCTATAGAATAACCTAGTTTTTTAAGGTCAATTTCAAGCTTTAATAGACTAGCATAGTTTTGATCCGTTGCAACGTATGCAAACAGCAAAGCCCGCAATTTAGCGGGCTGTTTATCGGGATTTTCGAATAGGTCAAGCATGTAGAACGATAAATTTTTTAACTCTATTTTTCAAATCATTGATAGTTTTTGCCTCAATGTATTCATCAAAAAAGAAACATTCATAATTGCCGCATTCGTTTATATCTATGTATAGATCAAAGTACATATCGCCAAACTTTACTATGTAGCATTTTTCCATTACTTTGTTAATAGTTACCATATCTAAATTTTTTTTGTTAGTGGATAATTAAACCGATTCTGTGATTTTCAGTATGCCATTTTGTGGCCAAAATATCTAGATAGGATGCATCCGAATATCCGTTATCCTTCATTTCTTCGCTTGAATAGAAAATTTTAGAATGCCTTTCTGTTTCTGTATTTATCAATTCATCATTTTTTGATCCAAGGCTAAAAATTAGGTCAAAATTTTCGGGCAACTCAATACCACGGATAAACGAATGGGATTTTGTGTAGGCATAGAAACGGACGGACGGATTCAAACGGGCAATTGTTAGCCATTTTTGGAAATAGGACGGGCTGTAAAAATCCCCACTATCATGTATACGGATATAAATTTGTTTATCCTTTTTAACCTTTGCTAGTTCGTTATTGATTCGCTCAATAAAATCCTCTTCCCTTGTTGCTTGATTTCTTAAGGATAATGCATTTTCAACGGATGGCATGTTATAAAATCCTTTCTTTGCATAGCAAAGTTTTAAACATTTACCCGCAAATGGACAAGTGATTTTTCCCGTTAACTTGTCATTTCCTGCAGGGATTGAAAAATTAAATATCCGAACGCCGAATTCCTTTGCAGTCCTTACAAGTTTACTATTTCCCGTACCTAATAAATTTTGAGTTTTCATGTCGTGTGTGTTTTAGTTAACCAATTACTTGACTTATCGCTATTTCTAGCGCTGTTTCCCTTGTTAATAATTCTATCCCCTCATCCAAACTATCTTTGTCTGAATATATCCCATTAGGGTCATTTTTACATAACCAATAAATTAGAGCCTCTTTATCTAGTGATATTAAATTTCTAATAACTTCTATACTATCCTTATCGCTATAATATGTTTTCATTTTGTGTCGTGTTTTGTGTTGAGTTGATTAAATAAGTTTTAAGCCTAACATATAGCCCAAAATAAAAATTGGGATTAATGCAATGATGTAATAAATTACAAGCCAGATTTTTTTTAGGGCTTTTTTCATACTGTTTTTTGTTTAGGGGTTAGAAAATAAGTTAGGGTAAAAATTAATAAAGTTCCGCTGGCAATGATTAATAAGTCTAGCATTTTTTATGGGGTTTTGGTTAAACATTAAGTAAACTTACAAAGGTGTGCAATTAATTGCAAGTAAATTGTCAAATATATTTTATGGAATAGTATATTTTTTTTAAACTACCTTTAGACTT